GGCTTGTCAGAAAACCCTTTACCAGCCACAGCAAAAAGAGCAGTCAAAAATTATCGTTAAATTTGCATCATACAATAACAAAGGCATCAGAAGTGAAATCATTAGATAATGGCATACGTATATCTACATACTAGAAGGGATAAAGATGAAGCATTTTATGTTGGAATAGGTTCTGATGTTAATTACTATAGATCTAAAACAAATAGAAATAGAAATAAACATTGGCATAACATAGTCGATAAGTTAAATGGAGAATATGATATTCATATACTTATGGATAATATTAGTTATGATTATGCTAGAGAAATGGAAAAATATTTCATTTCATTATACGGTAGAAGTAATTTAGGTAAAGGTACGTTATGCAATTTAACTGATGGAGGTGAGGGGTGTCATGGTTTAGTGCATAGTGAAGAAGCTAGGAGAAAAATGGGGGAACCAAACAAAGGTAAAACCATTTCTGAAGAGCATAAGAAAATAATATCTGAATTTCACACGGGCAAAAAACATAGTGATGAATGGAAAATGCAAATGTCCAAAAGGATGAGTGGGGAAAGGAATCATAATTATGGTAAAAAAGCCAGTGATGAAACAAGAGCTAGGATGTCATTATCTTCACACAAAGGGGAATCTAATAGTCAATCAAAACTAAAAAAGGAAGATATTTTAAAGATAAGGCAACTTTCAAAAGAAGGTATGTCACAAAGAAAAATTGCTAATACTTTTTCAGTTTCAAAAAATACTATAGCCAGCATATTAAATGGCATAACATGGAAGCATATATAGATGAAGGAAATAAAAATAGATATTAAAGCAACAAGTTTTCCTAGTCAGTTCGTATCTGACTCTGAAAAAGCTTCATATGATTTTGGCTATCAAGTGGGAGCCGCCATCACTTACGAATGGTTCAAGAAAGACGGGAATCAGTGCAGATATTATAACCAATGGAGAGACTTCCATAAGCTAAGGCTATATGCTAGAGGTGAGCAATCTACTGCTAAGTATAAGAGTGAACTAGCAATTGATGGTGACTTATCCTACCTTAATCTTGATTGGACTCCAGTTCCAGTAATCCCTAAGTTCGTTGACATTGTTGTTAACGGTATGTCTGACAGATTGTTTAAAATCAAGGCATACTCTCAGGACGCTATATCTCAAGAGAAGAGAAGTGAGTTTCAGGAGATGATTCAATCAGAAATGATTGCCAAGCCAGTCCTTGAGATAGTTCAGGAGAGGTCTGGGGTTAATCCATTTATGACCGACCCAGAGGAGCTGCCTTCATCTGATGAGGAGCTTTCATTGTATATGCAGCTTAACTATAAGCCTGCTATTGAGGTAGCTGAAGAAGAGGCTATCAACACATTATTAGAAGAGAATAAATACATTGACCTAAGAAAGAGGTTAGACTATGATTTAACAGTATTGGGTATCGCTGTAGCCAAGCACGAGTTCCTTCCTGGTTCTGGCGTTGAGGTTTCTTATGTAGACCCTGCTAATGTGGTCTATAGCTACACAGAAGACCCACACTTTAAGGACTGCTTCTATTGGGGAGAGATTAAGACCCTACCCATTACTGAGCTGGTGAAGATTGATCCTACATTAACTAAGGAACAGTTAGAAGAGATTTCTAAGAGCAGCCAAAGTTGGTACGACTACTATAACGTAGCACAGTTCTACGAGAACGATATTTTCTATCGTGACACTTGTACTTTGATGTACTTCAACTACAAGACCACTAAGAAGATTGTCTACAAGAGAAAGGTAACTGAGACTGGGTCTGTTAAGTTCATTGAGAAGGACGACAGCTTTAATCCTCCAGATGAGATGATGGAGGAGGGCAAGTTTGAGAAGGTTGAGAAGACTATTGACGTATGGTACAACGGTATCATGGTCATGGGTACAAACTATCTACTTAAGTGGGAGATGGCTGAGAACATGGTAAGACCAAAGTCTTCATCTCAGCACGCACTGCCTAACTATGTGGCTGTAGCCCCTAGAATGTATAAGGGTGTAATTGAGTCATTGGTAAGAAGGATGATTCCTTTCGCTGACCTGATTCAGATGACTCACTTGAAGCTTCAGCAGGTCATATCTAGAGTTGTCCCAGATGGTGTATACATTGACGCTGACGGGCTTAACGAGGTTGATTTGGGTAATGGTCAAGCATACAACCCTGAAGACGCTCTGAGGCTTTATTTCCAGACGGGGTCAGTTATTGGTAGAAGCTACACTCAGGAGGGTGAGTTCAATAACGCTAGGGTTCCTATTACGCAGCTAACTAGCAACTCTGGTGCATCTAAGACACAGATGCTATTAGCTAACTATAACCACTACCTAAACATGATTAGGACGGTGACAGGGCTTAATGAAGCTAGAGATGGCAGCACACCAGACCCTAACTCATTAGTTGGTCTACAGAAGTTGGCAGCACTAAACTCAAACACAGCGACAAGACACATATTAGATGGAAGCTTGTTTATGTTCAGGTCTATCTCTGAGGGTCTTTCTTACCGAATAGCTGACATACTTGAGTATGCTGACTTCAAGGATGATTTTATCAACAAGATAGGAAAGTATAATGTATCAATCTTAAATGAGATTAAGGACCTTTACTTGTATGACTTTGGTATCTTCATTGAGGTAGCTCCAGATGAGGAGGAGCAAGCGAAGCTAGAGCAGAACATACAGGTTGCATTATCTAGGAATGATATTAATCTTGAGGATGCTATTGACATCAGAGAGATTAAGAACATTAAGGTTGCCAATCAACTGCTAAAAATGAAACGTAAGCAAAAGGATGAGAGAGAGCAGCAGAAGGCATTACAGGTTCAAGCTATGCAGTCTCAACAGAATATGCAATCTCAACAGATTGCAGCAAGAACTGCCATGCAGAAACAGCAGATGGATGCTAGGTCTAAGATGGAAGTCAAACAGGCAGAGGCAGCATTCGACATCGAGAAGATGCAAAATGAGGCACAACTTAAGATGATGCTTATGGCTGAGGAGTTTAAGTATCAGCAAATGTTAGCTGGTATAAACGCTGATGCACTTAAGACTAGAGAGGAGATGAAGGAGAAGGCTAAGGATGATAGGATAAGCCTACAGAATAGCCAACAGTCTAAGTTGATTGACCAAAGAAAGAATAACCTTCCTCCAATGGATTTTGAGTCTAATGAGGATACACTAGATGGGTTCGATTTCGCTGAATTTGAGCCAAGATAGCATAAATAAAAAAGTATTAATTTTGTATAAAATATAATCAAATGGAAATTAAAGTAAAAGAAGTTGATGGCGTAGAGAGCAAATCCAAACAAGAAGTAGAGGAAACGCTACTAAGCCAACAAGAGGAGCAGGAAAGCGGAGAAACAACTGAAGAGGTTGTCGCTGAAGACACGGTTGAAGGAACAACTGAAGAGGCATCTGCTGAGGATACAGTTGAAGAAACAACTGAAGAGGTTGTTGCAGATAATGCAGATACGACTGAGGCTCCAGAATTAAAAGAAGAAGACGTTCTTTCATTTATTAAGAATAGGTACGACAAGGAGATTTCATCTGTCGAAGATTTGTTTGCTCAGAAAGAGAGTAACGATGACATCCCAGAGGATGTGTCTGCATACTTGGAGTACCGAAAGGAAACTGGTCGAGGATTCGAGGACTATCTAAAACTCAATAGAGATTTTGATTCAATGGATGAAGACCAGTTGCTAAGAGAATACCTAACCTCAACAGAGGAAGGTCTTGATGACGAGGACATTGATATCCTAATGCAAGACTATAGCTACGATGAGGATTTAGACGATGAGTCTGATATTAAGAAGGTAAAGTTAGCAAAGAAAAAAGCGATTGTAAAGGCTAAAAAGTTTTTCAACGAGCAGAAGAGTATGTATAAGGAGCCCCTTGAGTCAAGTACGGCTTCAATCTCTGAGAGCGATGCTGAGGAGCTAAAGGCTTATAAACAATATATAGAGCAATCTAAGAGCCAAGAGGAGGAGCTTAGACGTAAGAGGGACTGGTTTTTGAATAAAACCAATGATCTTTTCAGTGATGATTTCAAAGGTTTTGATTTCAAGATTGATGAAAAGAACCTGACTTACAGTCCAACTTCAAGTCCTGAAGAACTCAAAAAGACTCAGTCCGATAGTTCTAACTTCTTAAAGAGGTTCATGAACAAGGACGGCTTGATTGAGGATGTTAAAGGATACCACAAGGCTATGGCAGTAGCCATGAACCCAGAGAGGTTTGCTAAGTTCTTTTATGAGCAAGGCAAGGCAGAGGCCACTGATGATGTTACGAGGAAGATTAAAAACGTGAATATGTCTGATCGTAGAGCACCAGAGGTAACTAAAAAAGAAGGGTTCCAAGTTCGCTCTGTAAACCCCGACTCAGGTCGAGGATTAAAAGTAAAGAGTAGAAACAAAAACTAAGAAAAAACAATTATTATGGCAGGTTCAGTTCAAGCAACCCCAGGGTTCGATATTCAGCCATCTGCACAGCAGGTCGCATTATCGACAAATTATATTTCTGATTTCAACTTTTTGAATCAGTATCTTCCTGACACTTACGAAAAAGAATTCGAGCGTTATGGAAATCGTACAATCAGCTCTTTCCTAAGAATGGTAGGTGCGGAGCTTCCGTCAAACTCAGACCTTATCAAATGGGCAGAGCAAGGACGTTTACATATTAAGTATGACAGTGTAGGTACTGCTGCATCAGCAGGCGATGACACTGCTACTTTCCAAGTAAACGATACCCTTGATCCAAACAGATCAGGACAAGGTTTAACTGATGGAGCTATCGCTATTAGAGTTGGTCAGACAGTATTTATCTCTCAAAACGGAGGTACTAAAGGCAGCAACAAAGGAGTTGTTACTGCTGTTGACACAGCTAATGGACAATTTGATGTTGCATTCTATGAAGCTGATGGTTTAGCTGTAGCTGGTACAGGATTAGCTAACGCTGATGTAACTGTATTCATTTACGGTTCAGAGTTCAAAAAAGGAACCGAAGGTATGCAAGGTTCTCTAGAGGCTTCTGACGACATCTTCGAGAACAACCCAATCATCTTGAAAGACAAGTATGCAGTATCAGGGTCTGACATGGCTCAGATCGGATGGGTAGAAGTTACTACTGAAAACGGTGCAACTGGCTACTTATGGTACTTGAAGAGTGAGCATGAGACTAGATTGAGATTCGATGACTACCTAGAAACATCAATGATCGAAGCAGTTCCTGCTGAGACTGGTTCTGGTGCTGTATCGGCTTCAGTTGGTCTAAAAGGTTCTGAAGGTATTTTCTACGCAGTAGAGAACAGAGGTAATGTGTGGGCAGGTGGAAACCCAACTACTCTTACTGAGTTTGATACTATCGTAGCTAGACTTGACAAGCAAGGTTCTATTGAAGAGAACGTATTGTTCGTTGACAGAGATTTCTCTTTCGACATTGACGATATGCTTGCTTCATTGAATGGTTACAATCCATCAGGAGCTTCTAACGCTGCTTCTTTCGGTTTGTTCGACAATGACTCTGAAATGGCATTGAACTTAGGATTCTCAGGTTTCCGAAGAGGTTATGACTTCTACAAGTCTGACTGGAAATACTTGAATGATCCTACAATGAGAGGTGGTCTTCCTACAGGAGCAGGTTCTGGTCGTGTGAACGGTCTACTTGTGCCAGCAGGTTCAACTACCGTTTATGACCAAATCCTTGGTAAAAACGCTAAGAGACCATTCTTGCACGTTAGATTCAGAGCTTCTGAAACAGAAGACAGACGTTACAAAACTTGGATTACAGGTTCAGCAGGTGGAGCCGCTACTAGCGATTTAGACGCTATGGAGGTTAACTTCTTGTCTGAAAGAGCTGTATGTACCATGGGTGCAAACAACTTCTTCTTGTTCCAAGACTAATATTAACCTAAACTGGGGGTCGCATATTGCGACCTCTAGTTTATTTATAACTTATAATTAAATCGTATAAAATGAAAAAAGTAGAATATGTAGACAAGGTCTACAAACTCACCAGAAGTGCAGCACCATTATCTTTCATGCTGCCAGTTAGAAACTCAAGAAGATTCCCACTACTATATTTTGATGAAGAGAAAGGTGTAAACCGTGCGTTAAGATATGCAAGGAATCAAAAATCACCATTTGAAGATGAGCAGGATGGTAATGCTATTATTGAGGCTGTCATCTTTGAAGATGGTATGCTGAGAGTACCACGCACCAATCCTGTACTACAGCAGTTCTTACATTATCACCCATTCAACGGTGTTAAGTTTGTTGAGGTGAATACAGAGAAAGATGCTGAGGAAGAAATGAACAAGCTAAACATCGAGGTGGACGCTTTAGTTGAAGCAAGGGCATTAAGTATTCAACAGATGGAAACAATATGTAGAGCCGTATTTGGCAAAGACCCATCTACGATTACTACTGCCGAGCTAAAGCGTGACATCTTGGTTTTTGCTAGAAGAGATCCGCAAGGGTTTATGGAGTCTATTAATGACCCAGACACTAGATTGCATGGTATTATCCATGAGCTATTGAATGAAGGGTTTATTAGATATAGAAATAATAGGAGAGATGTTTACTTCAACACTGAGAATAACAGGAAGAAAATGATGACGATTCCATTCGGAGAAGATCCGATTAATGCTATTGCATCATATTTCAAGACAGATGATGGTGTAGAAGTTTTGGAAACTTTAGAAAGTTTACTAGATTAGCATAGGGTTTCATTATTTTTCATGATTAGAGGGGGTCTCAAAATGAGACCTCTTTTTTTTAGTATCTTTGTAAAAACATTTGCAAATGATTAACTCAGTAAGGAATACAGTTTTATCTATACTGAACAAAAACAACTATGGTTATATGTCTCCATCTGACTTTAACCTGTTCGCAAAGCAAGCTCAGTTAGAGATATTTGATGAATACTTCTCTAGATACAATAGGTCAATAAACTTAGAGAATGCTAGGCAATCAGGCGTTGGTTATGCTGATGGAAAGAAAGCCAATGAGGAGGCTATTGATGTATTTTCAGAAACTAAGTACTTAAAGCAGAGCGCAGCGAATAAGTTCTTTTTACCAAGCATCACCACAACAGGTGATGATTACTACATGATTAACACTGTTATCTGCTACACAAGTGTCTTGGCAGAAGGTTCAGCTACATCAACGGTGTCTGGCTCTATTGCTGACACAAACGCAGATTTTGTTAGTGCTGGTGTAAGGGTTGGTGACATTATATCTAATACCACTGACAAGGCTACGACAGTAGTGACAGGACTCACTAGCGACACACAGCTGGCTGTAGAGGACGATATCTTTGAGTCTGGTGATAGTTATGTCATTCACTCACAAAGTGTATATAAAGAGGCTGAGAAAGTGTCACAGAAGGATATAAACCTTCTTAATGTGTCTTTACTAACAGCACCATCAAACTCATTCCCAGCATACACTCATGAGGGCAATTTAATGAAAGTTTATCCCTCCACTATTGACGAGCAGGGAGCTGTTTTGGCTCAGTATTTAAGGTATCCGAAAGACCCTAAGTGGACTTACATAAATCTTGAAAGAGGTGAGCCTGTGTTTAACCCATCTGCTACAGACTATCAAGACTTTGAGCTGCCGATTGAGGATGAGCCATTATTGGTTACGAAGATATTGCAATACGCAGGTCTATCAATTAGAGAGGCGCAGGTAGTGAACTATGGCGCACAAGAGGAAATAAAGGATATGCAAAAATAATTATTAAATGGCTTATATATCACAGTTTGATTATTACACACAAGAAAGCAACCATGGATCATACCAGTATGTGAGCCTTGAGGATGTTGTCAATAACTTCATGTTGATGTATCAAGGGAATCATTCCTTGGTCAACAACGAGAATAGGTACAAGATATTGTTCCATGCTAAGAGAGCTATTCAGGAGCTCAACTATGACGCATTTAAGGAGATAAAGATACTACAGCTAGATGTTACAGACCAAATAAGGTTTGTTCTTCCTAGTGACTTTGTGAACTGGGTTCGTGTGTCCATGTATGACAATGGTGTGTTATACCCATTGACAGAGAACATACAGCCATTACACTCTGATGCTTATCTGCAAGATAGCACTGGTAAGATTTTATTCGATATAGACGGTAACATATTAAAGCCTGAGTTCTCAGAGATTGACTATGATAGAATTATAGGAAGCAAGAAGAGTATATACCTTAACAATGACAGTCAGTTTAATGGTCAATTAGGGTATCAGTACAATGGTGAGTGGTATTTTGAGTATGAGATTGGTGCTAGGTTTGGCTTAAACACTGAGACAGCAAACAGCAATCCTACCTTTGACATCGACAAGAAGAAAGGAGTTATTAACTTCAGCTCATCAATGTCTGGCAAGAACTGCTTGATTGAGTATGTTTCTGACGGAATGGAAGGTGGTGATAATTCTGCCATCATGGTCAACAAACTATTTGAAGAGTATATTTATGCCTATATTGAGTACTCATTACTAGACTCGAAGCTAGGTGTACAAGAGTATATTGTTAGGAGAAAGCAGAGAAAGAAGTCTGCACTACTTAGAAATGCTAAGATTAGAATGAGCAACATTCACCCTGGCAGACTGTTAATGAATCTTCGTGGTCAAAATAAGTGGATAAAGTAATATGGCTAAAGTCCAAGAGAATTTTATTAAGGGTCGCATGAATAAAAGTGTCGATGAAAGGCTCATCCCTGATGGTGAGTACATTGACGCTCAAAATGTGAGGCTAGGTTCTACGGAAGATTCAGAGATTGGGTCTGTAGAGAATACGAAGGGGAACTTTGAGCTTACAAATAATAGCATTCTATATAATGGTCAGCAACTAAGCTCTCAGGCTAAAACTATTGGTGCTGTAGCTGATGGCATACATGAGACTATATATTGGTTTGTGCACGACCCATCATTCTCTATAGGAGCAACTGGTAAGCTTGACCTAATCCTTTCTTACAACACCAAAGATAATCAACTAACATATCATGTCGTCAGCATTGACGATGGAGCAGGGGAGAACACTACCTTAAACTTTAGTGCAGACTATTTGATTACTGGTGTAGATGTTTTGGATGATTTCTTATTCTTTACTGATGGACTAAATCCGCCTAGGAAGATTAACATTAAGAGAAACTATCCAGACCCTGACCCAGTACTAAATGTTGATGGCATCAGTGCTGAGGAGTTAATGGTTATTAAAAAACCACCGATCACTTCTCCACCGATAGAGGTAAAGGCAACTACATCGGACAATAATTTCTTAGAGGAGCGATTTGTTTCTTTTGCCTACAGATATAAGTATGAGGACAATGAATACTCGGCTACATCACAGTTTAGTGAGCCAGCATTTATTCCTAAGAACTTTAACTTCAATACCAAAACATACCTAAATGATGGTATGGTCAACTTGGGTAATGAGTGCGTTATCACATACAACACTGGTGGGCGTTTAGTTAAAGAGGTTGAGCTGTTATTTAAGGAGATGGGCGACTCAACCATTAAGGTCATTGAGAAGCTGAACAAGGAGGAACTAGGGTTAGCAGATGATACTGACTACACTTTCTCATTTGATAATAGCAAGATATACACAATACTTGACGATGCTGAGATACTAAGACTTTATGATAACGTGCCTCACACAGCAGTGGCTCAAACGATCATGGGTAATAGGCTAATGTATGGAAACTACACGGATGGCTATGACATCGTTGATGCTGGTGGGAATAAGGTTAAGCTTGAGTATAGTGCTAATCTAATATCTGAGGAGATAGGATCTGAGGTTATAGCAGAAGGGGCTGGGCCGAATACAGAGAGCAGTAACTATACCTATGGTGCTACAGTTACTGTTGATGGGTCACAGTTCTTTATTGATTTAGCAGACATTAACCTAAAGCGGGGTGCTGTCCTTTCTTTTTATTTGAGATTTGCACACAACAAGTTTGAGGGAGACACTACACCAACGGGAACAACCTCTGACCAAGAGATAACACTAGAGTACATACTCAAGAAGGACTATGACAATGCTTACGAATTAGCTACAGACCCTGACTTTATTCAGAGTATTGGGGCAGTTAATTTATTGACATCTGGAACAAACACTAGCGTAACATCCACATCATTGGTAGACAGTGGTGCTACATTCATAACTGACGGTGTCAAGGAGGGTAGCTTGGTGACTAATACATCAACTAATACTTCTAGCGTGGTTTCTTCTGTGGTTTCAGAGACTCAGTTGACGCTAGTTGATGATATATTTACAGCAACTCCAGAAGACTACTCAATATACACATCTACTAGTATTAGAGCGGTTGAGGATGCTTGTTCAGGTGTATCTTTAACGGATAGGTTTAACTGCACTATACCAAACAACTTGGACTCATTGACCAAGGTTGAGAGCGGTATAGCTAGTGCCCCACAGCCTATAGAGATTAAGGCTTATTCTAGTAGCAGTATTATAAGATTCCAACTTCCTGCGGTTAGGTTTGTAGACAATGTTTCTACGCCTACTCAGAACGCTTATGAATATTACGAGATTAATGACTTACTTGTAGACTACAGAGAAATTGGCAACCCGACTAGCTTACACAGTAATAGAGATTATCAGATTGGCATTATATACATGGATGAATTTAACAGGGCATCAACAGCTCTTGTTAGTACGAACAATACTGTTCATGTCCCGTGTTCTGCGTCTGAATTAAGGAACCAAATACAGGTAACAATACCGACTCAGCAGATTGCGCCTAGTTGGGCAACTAGGTATAAGTTCGCCATAAAAGCTGACAGGGAGCAGTATGAGACAATATACAGTAATATATACTATGAGGATGTTACTGATAACTCTGTCTACTTCTTATTGGAAGGAGAAAACGCAAGGAAGGTTGAGGTAGGGGACAGATACTATGTCAAGGCTGATACTGATGGTGCGGTTAATGATTGCGTTCTAGCTACAGTGTTAGAGAAGGAATCAAAGCCTGCTGACTTCTTATCCCCAGCACCTCAAGATGCTGATGGTAATGATTTGGTGGTTCTGGGTGGAGTCTACATGAAGATGAAGCCAGACAACTTTACAGCTATATTTGATCCTGATGCTGTCGTTGCGCCTGGCATTGAGGCTAGGACTGAAAAGACTAGAGGAGACTCTCCTATAGTAGAATACCCAGCAAATGTAGAAGCATCAACTACTGGAGAGTATGAAGACTATACTATCCCTGCAAACTCAAGAGTAAAGCTAAGGTTTGAAACACTAAGAAAGGGTAAGAACAACGGAAGATATAAAAAGGTTGAATACACTTCAGAGGTAGATATAATTGCTTCTGCTGAATATTCTAACTTAAAGCAGTTCTTTGATTCAGAGAATGTTGCTGGAGCATTAAATGCAGCAGCATTTGTTGATACAGAGAGTGTATGTTCTGATGGAGTTAGAATTGAATATATAGACACATTATTAGAGGAAGCTAATGGTGATGATATTCAAGATATATTCCCGCCAAACGTACTTGCTAGCGAGTGTGTTTTATATGCTCAGTTTTATAGGCATATCCCACAAGGGGGAGATGATGGTCGTTTGTCTTTGCTATTTACTGGAACAATATCTGGTGGTACAACAGATAAAAGAAAGTCTAAAGCTGTTGTTGAGATAGAGGTCGTTCGGGCTGAGTCTACGGTTGTGTTTGAGACAGAGCCTCAAGAGACAGCTCCAGATGTATGGTACGAGTCTTCTGATTCTTTTCCTATAACTCCTAACGGATACCACGATGGTAATGTGCAGAATCAAACAGCGGAGCAGGCTGGTATAGTAACCACTGACTTCTTTAACTGCATATCATTTGGTAATGGCGTGGAGAGCTCTAAGATATATGACTCACTAACGGGTAAGTCTTTATTCTTGGGTAACAGGATTACAACCGTTGCCAACCAAGACTTCAAAAGAGCAGAGAGATACTCAGATATAACCTACAGCGGCGTCTACAACGATGAGAGTAACATCAATAAGCTAAACTCATTCAACCTCGGTCAGCTAAACTTCAAGGTGCTTGAGGATACATACGGTCCAGTTATGGTGATGTCTGGAAGAAAGACAGACGTATTAGTACTCCAAGAGGACAAGATATCGTATGTACTTGCTGGTAAGAATCTGATATCAGACTCATCAGCAGGAGGTGCGATTACATCTGTTCCAGAGGTTCTAGGCACTCAAATAGCAAGAGTTGAGGAATATGGTATAAGCCATAACCCTGAGAGCTATGCTGAGTGGGGTGCGATGAAGTATTTCACAGACGCAAAAAGAGGTGCTGTCATACAGTTGTTTGGCTCATCATCTCAGAATGAGAATCTTTCTGTAATCTCTAACGCAGGCATGAGGTCATGGTTTAGAGATATGTTCATAGACGACTTCAACACTCAGAAGCTAGGGGCATACGATCCTTACATGGGAGAGTATGTACTAGCAACCACAAACACTACAGTTCCTCAGCCAGCAGAGATATTGAATTGTGGAGTTACCAAAACTTATGACGTATTCCAAGGTAGTTCTGTTGATTTTACTGTTAATGTTGGCAAGACAGTTGGAGATGTTGTTGTTGACTATAACATTATTGCTGCGGCAGGTGATGTTAGAATTAACGCCACATACAATGGGAATGTGGTGTCGTCTGGTTTCGTTAATACATCAGGTTCAATCACGGTAGACAAAGACACGGTTAGCAAGGATACCCTTGATATTAACATGGTATCAAACAATGGTCTAGCTGTTGTTGAGTTAAAGGTTAACTGCCCTGACGCAAGACAGATAACGATATACGAGGTTGCTATAACTAGCAATGGTAATGAGGGTGAGTTTATCACTAATCAATACAGATGGACTGATGGTAACTTTGTATCTCCTTTGCATAGCGAGAGAATGGAGTTTGCGACTGGTCTTGTATCTAAGTATGATGCGGTAACTGGTCCTCAAGGGGCTGGTATAATCCCTGCTAATGGAGCTAGTGTTGATATTATATCGAAGAGAATCGAGCCTGTGGATAACTATCAGTTTGATGTGACCGTTGATAAGTTCTTCTTCTTGAGGAGTGATACTTTATACGAAAACAATCCTACTGATATAAACGCATTACTTGCAGCAGCGACTGAGGTTACTCCTAGTGCGGTTGATGCCAATACATTCAGCGGTTCATTTACAATGCCTGATACAACAGAGCAGTACTTATATATTATTTATTACTATAGAAACGGTAGCGAACAGAGCCTGTGCTTCGGCACTTCAAGGTTTGATGTATGCTGCGATTGTACTTAATAAAATATGGCAACAAGTTCAACATATTATTTAGACGGGATAGATTTATCTGATGCCACATCTGTTTATACAGACGCTCAGTTAACTACACTAGCATCTGATGGTTGGTATTCAAATGGTGTTATCGCTAGGGAGCAGATTGGCGGTGTATTACAGGCCGAAGAGACTTGTGACGATTGTGGAGGACCTCCACCCACAACTGTTGAGGTGGCTGCCGTTCAATTAGTTAACGGTGACTGCACAACAGGAGACCCTAGTGACCCAAATACTGATGGTAAGGTATGGGTTGATTCTACTTGGAGTGGGTTTACAACTAATGGGTCTGGTAAGCTTGTTGTGAATAATACTGCATTTTTTGCAGCACCCCCAGAGAGGTATTATAATCCTATTGATCCGAATGTTACTATATCATCAGATTCTATAACTTCAGATACTAATGGTACTATAAGTCCTGATAATAATACTGGAGATGGTGTTTACTTGGTTCAGAATGTTAGCTTAAACACAGTCGGTTCCAACAACATTAAAGCAACTGTATCTTCTGATCCTGACCCAACACTATCTGATGTAACATTTGAATTGTGTCCTTAAAGAAATATGGCAAGATATACATTAACATATAGCAATGGAGTTGAGGGTTGGCCCTCATTCTATTCATTCGAGCCTGACTACATGGTTGGAATGAATCAACAGTTCTATTCATTTAAGGGTGGATCATTATGGGTTCATAACTCTGATGATGCTTCTAGGAATACATTCTATGGGCAGAACAACACCTCAAGCATTAGCGGTGTATTCAATCAATCACCACTAGAGACCAAACTATTTAAGACCATATCATTACAGTCTGACAAGCCATGGGGTGTTACTCTTAACACGAACATAGAGCCTGGCGGTAGTATTGATGCAAGTTGGTTTGACAAGAAAGAGGGGGTATGGTTTTCATTTATTAGGTCAGCTGGTAGCAACCCTGCGGTTGAGGGTCAGTTTGAGATGAGATACTTAACTGGCGTTGGTATAAGTGAATCAGTGGTTGACGCTGGAACTGACAATCCAATAGTGAACTTCCCTACATCTCTACAGTTTGGTAGTATCATTAGCGTTGGAGACTATGTTTACTTTAGCAGGTCAAGCGACAGCCCTGCTTATAGTGAGCCTAATTATTGCGGAGTTATTTCTGCAATAAATATTGATTTATCTAATAATATTAACCAAATTGTATTGGATAGTACTGGAGGAGGGACTGAGTTTATTAATGTAAATGATGGGTTCTTCTTCACCACTAAGAACTCTGTAGCGGAGTCAAGCGGTGTGCTAGGGCAGTACTGCGAGTTTACAGCAAGTATTGTTAGCCCTACGCCTACTGAGCTTTTCGCTGTAGAAGCTGAGGTTATGAAAAGTAATCCTTAATTATTAGTATCTTTGTGTAAATGAAATTAAATATAAGACCAATAAAAGAGAATGACTACGATGATACGCTCGTAGGTTGGTGGAAAGATTGGGGATGGGATACTCCTCCAGATAAATCAATACTTCCTTTAAACGGAACTGGGGGTATAATTGTTTCTGATGGGAACATTGATATCTGTGCTGGGTTTTTATATAAGACAAACTCAAAATTAGCTTGGGTAGAATGGATAGTATCTAATAAACAATATAAAGAAAGAAAGAACAGAAAGCTTGCGCTAGAATTATTAATTAAATCATTGACAATGATGGCAAGCAGTTTAGGATATAAATACTGTTATTCATTAATAGATAGTGACTTCCTTAATAGCACATTTGAAAATGTTGGATATAAGGTCGGAGCATCTTATAATAAAGAAATGATTAAGAAACTATGGGAATAGAAACAGCAGCAGCAGTAGCATCAATGGCCGCAACCGCTGGGTCAACTGGGATGTCAATATCTCAGGCTAGTAAGGCTAGAAAGGCTCAGAGAGAGGCTGAGAGAGAGGCTCAAAGAATTACTGAAGAAACAAAAAGAATGATGGATGTAAATCCATTTGAAGCAGTAGCTATACAAAAGGAGCCTTATGAGATTATGGCTGAGTCTATTGTTGAAGGAGCAGCAAGAGAGGCTGAGTTATTGGCTGAGGCTGACCCAAGATACTTAGCTGGGATGGCGGGAGCTAGAGGTCAGCAGCAACAAGACCAACTCGAAAAGGTTAGATCCGCCATGAGTAGAGAGCTTCAAGATTTGGAGATGAATACAGCTCAAGAGGAGTCTAATATTAGGAATAATCTACAAAGATTTGCTGAGAAGGAGATTACTGGTGCTCAACAAGCGGCAGCAGAACAAGAGAGGATTGCTAACCAGGCAACTATCGGTGCTATACAAGGGTTTGGAAACCTTGCAGGTCAGGCAGCAGACTTTGCTTCTTTATACTCTAGGGGTGGTGCTAAAAAACAAATGGAGGAATTACAGAGCGGCGTATCAGCAGCTACTCCATATATGATGACCGAAGACCAAGTAAATGTACTAAACAATATAGGTAAAGAACAGTCTGGTATTATAGAAAGTCTAGGAGGAATAGACGTAGTAAGAGGTTTGATGGGAGAAGTTTCGGGGCTTAAAACTCCAGAAGAGTTAAGAGCGTTTAGAAGAAGATTAGGATCAGACTATAATGATTTTGCATCACTTTTAAGTACATTTAATCAATAATATGGCAAAGTCATACTTCAAGTATCAACAAAGGGACTCAGGAGCTCAGATAGATTGGAACACCGTCGGACAGAGTGTTGTAAAAACACTTAATGACGTAGTAGAGGATCGTGAGAGAAGAAAGGCAGAGCTAGATCAGCTATCTGCTGACTTAGGGGATATCCTCCAAGAGCAGCCTGCTGGAACTCATAAGGGTGCAAATGTTTTTGCACAGCAGCACGCATCTCACGTGAAGGAGATGGCTAGAATCTACAATGCTGCTCTA